ATTTAAAATGGGATTTACTCCTAATCTTTCATATAGTTGATATTCAAAATTTAAAGAATGTAAATCAGTTTGTCTGTCTTGTTTACTCAAATCTGATTCTAGAAAAACTCCATTTTTTGAATGTTTAACAGTCATTAATCTTTCATTTAATTGTTTAATATTCATGTCTTCTGCATAAATGACTTCATTTCTTAATAATTTTTTAAATCGATATTTGGCCATGCTGTAAACTGTTGCAAATAGTAATGAATAACCATATGGATTCCATAATACTACTCTATTTAACATATCTCTAATATTTAAATATTCATCACCTTTTGTTATAGATTCAACTTTTTCTATGATATTTACTTTGTTAATTTTGTATTTCTTTGTTTTTTCAAAATTAATTTCATTAAATTCTTTCAGGGTTTTAATGGCATCACGCCCATTTAACCATTCTCTAATCATTTCTCCATCAGGACTTATTGGATTATCTTGATAATGTTTTAATATTTCTCTCCATTGTGGTTTAAAATAAGCTTTTGCATAATATTCCATTTGTTTGTCATGGGATACATAAGCTTTTCTATATTGTTCAACAGCATTTATTTTTCTATTTATTGATTTTGCTATATTTCCATAATTCTTTATGGGTGCCGGTCTAGTAAAACTTGGTGGACTTGTTATATAACCAATTTTTCTTTTTTCCTGTAAAAATGGTCCAGCATAAAGTTTTTGTGGAAATTCCGTTTCCATGTCCCATTGTATATCATCCCTTTGATAAGTTAATGAATAAAATGTGTGGTCTACATAATCACATAAATTATGATAAGTTTGTATGCTATTATCATTTTGCATTAATTCTAATTCTATTTCTTTAATTTCATTAATTTTTTGTTCCATCAAATTTAAACATCCTTTTGCATTTCTACTCGTTATTATCATTTCTTCATTTTCTTTATTATAAGTTACACTAGGTTGTTTGTGGTCATCAACAATAAAATTGAATAAATAATCTCCTTCTTTTCGATTTTCTATATTTGTACTAATTTTCTCATTTGTCCCGTATTTGTAACCGAAAATATACTTTGACTTATCACTTTTTTCTTGTATGTCCCATTCATTTGTTGGTTGATTATCTAACACATAATCAATAGTAATGCCATTTAATTTTATAAAAATTTTTGGTAGTTGATTTACTTTATTAAGAAAAGTGTCATTACCTTGAGTATTAAATGGGTTATATCCTATAAAATGTTCAATAGGTTGTAATTCTTGTGTAGTATCAACAATATTTTTAATTAAATTAATCCCTGTAGGTTGGAAAAAATTTTCCATGCTAAATTTCATTTTAAAAAATTCTTTATTTGTTTCCTGAATTGGTTTAGTGTGCATGTTATAAATCCACCGATTTATCAGATGTGAAAAACTTGCCCCGTAACTTTCTTTTAATGGTTCTACTAATTTTCCTATTTGAATTTTATTCATTTCATTCATTAATTGACTAACTGTGTTTTCTCCTAATACTGTAACTGAATTAACTAA